CTCTACCTGAAAGGGCCCCCCCCCATATTGTGCTCACACACAACATGGAGGTATTTCCTTCCAGGGCTATGCTCAGTTGCATTTTGAAAATGTTATGCTGATGTTACCACTTTGCGTGGTCATCCAGCTTAGCGACGATTCTTGTAACCAGACATAGTCACTGATGATTATCCGAAAATAACCACCAGGCCCTACTCCTACGACCTTTACTGGTCAAGGAACCACATCTACATGGTCTCCCTTTTTAGGGGCCAATTCGGCGTATCACTCCGGTGAAGGAGTTACTTCCCATTTCTGGTTATCTGTCTTCAAGAGGGGTCATCCTCTCTTGCAAGCCGATCTCTGGTAGTGTGGAACCTCCCATCGGGGTGGATCCCGAAGTAGGCGTGTGGACTTCCCAGTCCAGCAGGACTGTCTGGCCTTGTGCTAGGTAGCACGTGTTGTACGGAAGTGGCTTGAGTAGCGCTCCCAAAGTTTTGTCCAGGAGAACTCTAATTTCAAGTTAGGCATTTCTGCCCTCCTTGTATAGAGGTCCCGTGGCAATGGAAGTGCCCCCAACTCAGTTTCTATCTCACGACAGGTACTGAGAAGGGTCTCAAAGTCTTCCCACGTTAGTGAGTCGACCTTGAGTTCCTCAAGATGATTTCTTAGGTCTCGGACACGTATAATAGTGTCCCAAAAGGCCTCCCGGTAAACAGTTTCCTTGATCGAATCTACAACAGAACCCGTGACATCCCACCCTGAAGGTGAGTCGTCTGGGCTTGCGTAGAAAAGATCGCGGAAAATTATTTGCCGGTCCGGCCCTCTAGGAGCAGTACCATAGTGTTGCCGATCTCTAGCCACTGTTACCAGTGTCTTAATCTCCTTCATCAGGGGATCAAGTGCCTCAATCTTCTTAATGAGTTTCTCAATCTCAGTAGAGAAGAACGATTGCACTAGAGCTGCGATCTTGATATCATTAATCTTATAAGAGGAATTCACACTTCGTAGTGCGAAGAACTCTTTAAGATCTTTGAAACCAGGACCGGCAGGACTATAGTAACTTATTACATAGTTTCGGAGTCTTTTCGGCAAGCTGACTAAGCGAGCCGTAAGAGAACCCTTACTTCGGTATCCGTAGCCCATCACAGTGAGATACTGTGCTAGGGTTAACCCGTATTTTGTTGCGAGCTGGAGTGACGCAGGGAGATTTCCCTTTGCCGCCCAGTACTCAGCAACGGGAGCCATTGAAGCATCTCCTCCGTTAAGGAAGAAACGTTTCGCAAACTCCAATGCGAGTCCACGGACCGAAATAAGAGACTTATGGAGACCGATTTCCACACCAAGTGCGGCCATCAGTTTTCCATACTCCTCTGCTACCAATTTGTTAGCTATAACTATGTCATCTCCTAAGAGTGCATAATCTAAGAACCAATTACGTCCGCAAGTAATGACACCTGCACGAAGTGCGGCCCATTGAACTATTGCGTGGTGAGTAAAAGCTAACATGGCCCAGCTGGAGTACGCTCCCATTGGTTGACCCGTGGCATATTCCACTTGACGTAAATCCCCTCTTCCAATCTCTGGAAGATGAAGAGCGTCTTTGTGAAGGATGACATAAGGTCTCCCGATAAGGAGTGTACCCCATATCTCCGCCCCCCAACTTGTTAGAATTGGAGAAAGGAGACATTTCTGGATCTGAAGAGGCAAACGATCAGTTGCTGCTGATAAATCGTAACTATAAAAGGGACCTTGTGGTTTCCTTCGTAGAAGACGATGAATCGGCTTTAACTGATCGAATGTTCCATCAGTTGGAATCTTTCTTAGTAAATCAAACAGAGCCTCATGAAGAGGATGTAAGATCCACTGAGTAAAGATATCCACCATGGCGACGACTCGCACCTTTCCTGCTGGCTCGTCTAGGCCGGCAAGCCGACCTAGATCGCCAACGGAAACACCTGAAGTTGACGGAAATTTCTGTTTAGCTCTCCGATCTCTGATCTGCTCCTCCCACTTGGTCTGAATAATATCAGAACTAAGCAGTGGAGACTTAAGGTCATGAGTATCGAAGTAGCTACTTACATAGACTCCCGTCTTCTCTGGGTTTCCCCAATGGTCAATTCTGTTCAATATCCAAATATTGCCAGTCATCTTACACCAATCTATTAAGAAAGGATAAAGAGAGGACTGACTCCATAGGATAGCTGAGGCTAACACCCCAGAAGGAGAAGATGAAAGAGGGCTATGACTAGTCATAGCCTCTTGATCTTTCCTTATCGCAGAAGTTGATTTAGACACCAGGAAAGGTTTTGCTTTTAGGCCTTTCAAGAATGTTAACGGTCCGGATGGTCCGTAGGCTCTTGCCACAGCCCCTGTGAAGAGGCGTGGTAAGATAACCTTCCAGTGTTCCGAGACGAATTTTGAAAACTCGCTCAGAACCCATCCTTCCATAGTAGATGGGTCCGTTATCGTGCTCAGTTTAAGTGTACCTGGGATTTCAATTACTCGGTATAACCCGAATAAAGATTGCCACAGACGCACTGTCCACCGATCACCACGACGGATTGCCACTCTATGTAGAGCCGGAATCAATCGAGGAAGTCCACCTTTAGTTCTTGCTAACCTTGGTCCCAAAGGATTAAGGTTATATAGGCGTTGCCCACCCAAAGACTGCATCATGAGTACTTGTGCTGACTTCATGAATTTAACCATGAAAGTTAGCCCGTTCCTCTTTTGTAATCGATGGAGAAAGGCAAGGTAGGTGATAATCACTTTTACAACACCAAGATTGTTACGTCGCCCCAGCGCTCCACATAGTCGTAAGACATGGTGAACCGCTGGTCGACCCAGTTTTACCTGGATCATGGCACCAAGGCTTTTAGCACCTTGGGATAACATCTTTAAGAGCTTTGATTTTATGAAATTCATTGCTTTATAAGATAGTTTTCCCAATTTGTTATTAATCCTTGGACTTCGGTTTCCTCTCTTGCGAGAGGGCCGCAGCCACCCTTGGTAGGGTTTGGCGATTTGTACCAATTAGGCTTAGTAAAGCTTATTCACTACCCTAAAGATGACCCCCCCACATGTATCACTACATATGGATTTCGACTATCGACCTTCTTCGAAAAGAAAGTAGAGTCTAGTCACCTCAAGGGGCAAACCTCTTTACAACCTATTTGCTGCACAGGGTCTATAGAAAGATAATCTCGTTCCGTCTCTCGCGAGACACCGAGGTCATCCTATACCCTTAGGAAGGGTGAATACCATAGGTACAGGATAGTTCAACCTGGACCTAACTTGGTTTTACCCAACTTAGATGCAAACTGGCATTACCAGCTCACTCCACCTTTTCCATCTTAAGATGGTTCAGAGTGTCCTTGACCGAAATCAAGGAGCCCTCTTACTACATGTAAGAATGGAACGTGTGAGTCAGGCATATCGGTCCGCTGACCTCTTAGGATAGCGACCTACACCTTCGTGTAAGCCTCTACCTAGGATCGTTAGCTGCCGGGTAAGCAGTAACTTCCCATTTCACTCCATGTCTCACGACATAGAGTCTCCCCAAGGTTTATCCTAGGACGGGAAAACCTTGACCATAGTCTATGCAGCAAACCAAATTTTGCGTTGGAGACAACCCCAATCAGTTGCGAGAACTTTTGATTCACACATCTGACGAGAGTTGCCCTCGGG